CGGCTGGAGTGAGGTAGAACACATACTCGGTCTTCTCGGGATCCGAGTTAATCTGCAGTCCCTCAATGACGCATTTGAAGGTCGTGTCTGAGGGGTTGCCGGGTAAGCGGTAGACGACATCTATGTTCTGACTGATGAAGTCGTTGTACTGCTGGAACAATGTGAGAGTCGAGGGGTTGACTGCATAGTCCCATACATGGATCTCAAAGTAAACCATATTTTCAATTAACGCATTGCCCATGAGAGCAGCCAGATATTCGGCGCATCCTTGGACTTGTGTAAACGATCCGTCAACCTGTGTCGTAGTTGTTGCCCATGTTCCCCAGAGAGCAACTCCTACGGCGTTTGTCGCTGTAGAAGAGCCGACGGGAGCGTCTACTGTGACGACATTGTTAAACGAATCTCCGAGGGCAGACCTGAAGACTGCGTTCATGGGGAGCACTGTCGCCGATGCAATGCCACCGAATGACAATGTTGAGACATTTTCGCCGACCTGTGACCTTGCCAATAGTTTGATCGTGTCGCCGTAGTTGATCATGAGGCCGTGTTCGGTCTGCATATTTTGGGCGAGTCGAGCGCCGATCGTGCCGGTGTAGTTCAGAGTCCCGTACGCTGCACTGTTTCCGTCGTTTGTGAAGCTGATAAGTCCTGTGTATGGCGACAGTTGCTCTAGCGTGTTGAGGTCGCCCAGATCCTCTTCTACTAATTGCTCACGCGACAACACTCCGAAGAGATCTATCGCTGTGATCGTCGCTGTCGCTCCACCTGACGCGTACTGGAAACCGTCATCGTAAGAAACGCTTTCAGTGTAGAAGAAGCTCCGAGCGTTGTTGTTCGTGCCTACTCCATCCCTGAACACTTTGATCTCTGATCCGGGCAAGAAAGCGGACGCAAGACCTGTCGAGTTGTCAATAGTGAGCGACAGCGTTTGAGGCGAATAGTTCTCCAGCCATCTCTTCTTCCCGTTAAAAAATGACAGAGAATAGACGAAGCCGTTAAGGCTGTATCCGTCCACTGTGACCTTCCAGAGGTTCTGATTGCTCATAGTGGCCTTGTGGTCACTGGCACTGGGCCACTCATTCGGACATAGCGTTGGAGAGCTGCGACGACAGCGTTCGGATCTGCTGAGGTGACTGTGATGTTGATCGTGTTCCCTTGTCCCATTTTGCCGAGCTTGTCAAGAGGGATCACTGCTTCAGGGCCAGATTCGCCTATGAGGGCAACGGTTGGCGAACTGACGATTCCTCCTTCGGCTAGTCGAGGCAGTTTCACATTTGGGATCTCGCCGAAGTTGACCCAAGGCCCGGCAGCTTTGTCAATGCCGTCGAGGATGATGTTTAGGCCTTTGATGGCGAAGTTGAGTCCGCCTTCTAGACCTGAGATCACTGCGTTGATTACGCCTTTGAACGCTCCGCCTACTTTGTCAAAGATTGAGCCGGCTAGATCTTTGAGTCCGTTGAAGACTGTGATCACCATGTCTTTGAAGAGAACGATCCCTTCCCATGCTTTCTTAAAGGGCCAGAGGATGAGGTCTAGGACTGTTTTGAATGCTGTGCCGATCCATCCGATGAGGTTGCCGAGGAAGCCGATGATTGAGTCTTTGAAAGTGATCACTGCGAGAACTGCGAGACCGAATGGCCCTGTGATGATTGCAAGTAGTAGAGGCCAGTGATCTACTGCCCAGTCGAAGACGAACTTGATCGCGTCCCAGACTTTCTCGAATGCTGTACCGATGGCCTCAACGGCTATCCCGAAGATGTCAAACTTCTGCTGGAGGACAATAAGGATTGCAACGATGGCAGCGATAGCGATCGCAATGAGGAAGATCGGGTTCATTGCCATGACAGCATTGAAAACTTTTTGAACTGCTGCGAATGCTTTTGTGACTGCTGTCCATGCTTTCATTGCAGCGTTCACTGCTACGACAGCGACAGCGAGTCCGCCGATTACTGCACCAATGGTGACGATGAGTGTCTTATTTTTTGAGGCCCATGCTGCAAACTCGAGAAGTTTTGGCAGAAGTTTGTTAGCGAGAGGAACGACTGCTTGACCGATGGACTCTTTGAGTTCGCCCATCTGGATCCCGAGGTTCTTCATCTTGCCTTGAGTCGTGTTTGCTGCAGTGTCCGCTTGACCAGAGAAAGTCTCGCTCATTGCTGCAAAGACTTCATCGGCTGATGCGCCACTCTTGACCAGATCGGCTAGTGCTGGATCTAGTTTCTTCAGTGGGCCGAGGTTGCCGTTAAATGCTTTTGAGAGTGCATCTGAGACAGCGCCGAGATCCTTCCCAGTACCGGCAGAGACATCAAGAGCGAGACCGAGAAGGTCTTGGGCCTTGGTGACATCTCCAGTTCCTCGAATGAGTGAGTCGAGGGCTGGGCGTAGTTCGTCGTCGGCGACAGCTGCAGCGACTGAAGTCTTTGAGATGAAGTCTTCAACTGATGAGACTTGAGCGTCTGATGCTCCGGTGACATTCTTGAGAGTCGTACCAAGTTTTTGGGCTGCAGCGTCATCTTCGGCGAACGCTTTGACAGCATCAAAAGCGACAGCGCCGATCGCTGCGATAGCGAGCCCTGCAGGGACTGCAGCTTTGCCGATGGCAAACGCTGCCTTCTCGCCTTTAGTCTCTAGTTTTTTGAAGTCGGCGATTGCTTTGTCAATGCCGGCAGGATTCCATTCGCTGATGATTGGGAGGTTGATTGCCATCAGTTGAACTCTCTCTTTGCGTCCGTCATGAACTGCTCAATGATAGGCATGAGTGCGCGTTCAGTGTCTGCGATCATCCCTTCGATGTCTTTCCACATGTAGCGAGAAGGTTCACCTTGGAGTGCTGAAGCGAAATTAGGTCGGCGGTACTTTGACTCTCGGCGCGACTTTGTGCCACCTGCTTTTCCTGCCATGTCAGTAATCGCTACGGGTGCGCCTTTAGTAACAACTCGAACAACTGCGATCTGCTCACTCCCTGCAGAGATAGATCCCTTGCGAGGCTTGCGAGTGTTCAAAGAGATCTGCACCTTCTTTACATTTTTCCAACCAGTACGACCGTTATGGTTCATTCCGCTAAGAGGTGCAGAAGTCGGGATGCGACCGTTAATGGCCCTCACTAAGGGTTCAGCTGCAACCTTTGTGTCTTTGAGAAGAGTCCGACGCATGGCAGGATTGATCTTCTGCATCTTCTTTAACGCGTCCTGCAGACCGTAAGTATCAAGTCTCACATCTGCAGCCATTAGGTCTTCCGTCTTTGTTCATTGATGATCTGAACGCAAGTCGCCAGATCATCGGTCTCGAATGTTATGTGCGGAGGCCAGAACCCAGTCTCAACTAGCAGAGCTGCTAGTTGTCGCCGGAAGCCTCCTGCGTAGGGACTGCGGTCGCAGTCTCCACGACTTCTAGATCTTCTAGTTTCTTGACGAACTCATCAAATGAGATCGGGACTGGATGACCTTGCTGTTTACTGGCCTCGTAGGCCATGAAGGCTAGATCTTCCATCCCGATCCCGTTCGCAAGATCTGATGCTCGTCGCTTGAACTTACGCTCCCACGAGATGATCACGAAAAGGTTTGTGATTACTTGGTAGGTCTCGCCATCGGCGAGCTTGACACTAAGTGTAAGTTTCATGGGTTCTCCTAGTCGGGGTTCGGATTAGTTACTAGATCAGGTGATGTCGCGAGCGAATGTTCCGCCCATGAAGGTCGCCTCAACAACTGAGAGCTCGCCAACTGCTGCCGAGATCGGAGTCACGGTTGCCAAGTAACAACCAGTCAGCGTGTACTCAGGATTCGAGGCTGATTCGGTTGCGCCGGCAGGGCTGATGACGATCGTGGAGATCACGCCGAACATTGAGTTCAGCATGGTTTCAACTTCGGTCGCGCCGTAGCTCTGAAACAGTGTGAGCGTGAGCTCATTGCTGAAGAGGCCAGCGGTGAAGGTGCGTGAGGTTTGACCGAAGGCCGTGTTCTCAAGTGCTTCAGCGGTGAGTGTCAAGGTCGCTGCCGAGCAGTGATCGGTGAGTGTCATCGCCGAGGGGCTTGTGACGGTGACGGTGGGGTTGGCTAGGTAGGTGACTGTTGCGGTCA